CAAAATCATTGCACAGGCTATAAAGGATATGGGTTACGGTGGGCAGACAATAGTTTGTGATAACGCCGAACCAAAGAGCATTGCCGAATTGCAGGATGAAGGGATCAGGGCTGAACCTTCCCGAAAGGGTAAAGATTCCGTGAACCACGGTATTCAGCTTATTCAGAACTATCAAATAGTTGTTCACCCCGGACGATGCCCGGAATTTTCAAAGGAAATCAGCAACTATTGTTGGAGCAAGGACAAGAACGGGAAACCAACAGATACACCGGATCACGAATTTTCACATGGTATGGATTCCATGCGATACGGTGTAACAAAAATCCTGTTGCCGGATGCCTTTAGCTTCGACTAAAAATAACACATTAGTAACAATCAGCCCTGAAAGCCGTGTGTTTTCGGGGTTTTGTCTTTATTGGACGATAGAAAGAGAGGTGAACAAGGTGAAATTCAAAGTAAACGGGCTGAATTGGACGGTTCAAAGCGTTCAACGGGAAAATGAAAAGTTGAAAGTCAAGGACAACGCTTGTTTTGGCGTTACCTACTATCAGGATTTGCAGATTTTCCTTGATGGAACAATGGCAAAGGAACTGTATAGACAAACTGTTATTCACGAACTGATTCACGCCTTTGCTTTCTCTTTTGGGGTTCACCTTGTAGCCAATGAGAAAACAGAAGAATCCGTTTGTGATTTTATGGGCGCACATTTGGACGAAATTTATTCAACAGCAAATAAAATCATGGATTCCTGTTATGGTAAAGGGGGTGAGAGTGAATGAGCCTGATTGATGCGCTGACCGTCAAAGTATCAAACCTGATATTGCAGGGTGCGGATATGTCGGACAAGGCTTTCATGGAACGAGAAATTCAGAAATGGAAGAACAGCCCGCAACGCATTATGCAGATAAAGGGGCATTTGTACTATGACAATGAGCATGACATTCTAACCCGGAAAAGAATGGTTATCGGTGAAGGTGGAAAGCTGGAAGAAGTTGAAAACCTTCCGAACAACCGCCTGATTGATAACCAGTATGCAAAGCTGGTGAATCAAAAAACAAACTACCTATTGGGGCAGCCTTTTGTGATTGAGGGCGAAAACAAACAGTATGTTGAACTTTTGAAAAAAGTGTTCAACAAGCGGTTTATGAAAACCCTGAAATCAGCGGGAAAGGCTATGCTGAATAGTGGAATTGCTTGGCTATATCCGTATTATACGGAAAACGGCGAATTCAGTTTCAGGGTATTCCCCGGCTATGAAATCCTTCCCTTTTGGAAGGACAACGAACACACGATTCTTGATGCCGCCGTAAGGCTTTATTTAGTTTTGGGTTATGAGGGAACAACGCCCGTTGTGATTCAGAAAGTGGAAATCTACGATCTGAAAGGCGTTCACCGTTACATTTTGGACGGTACAACCCTTGTTCCCGATGTGGTGAACAATGTGGAATTTACTTCCCCACATGTCACCGTTACAGATGCAGCGGGCAATATTACCGGGCTGAATTGGTCGAAAATCCCGCTTCTGAAAAAGGTGAAAACCCTTCAAGATGGTATCAATGTAATGCTTTCAGACTTTGAAAACAATATGCAAGAGGATGCCCGGAACACTATTCTTGTATTGAAGAACTATGACGGTACGAATTTGGGAGAGTTCCGAAAGAATCTTGCTACTTATGGAGCGGTAAAGGTTCGCTATGATGGGGAAACCAAAGGCGGCGTTGAAACCCTTGAAATCAATGTGAACGCCGAAAACTACAAGGCAATCATTGAAATCTTCAAAAAGGCGATCATTGAGAACGGCATTGGTTACGATGCCAAAGATGATAGGCTTTCCGGCAATCCCAATCAGATGAACATTCAATCAATGTATTCTGATATTGATTTAGATGCTAATGATATGGAAACCGAATTGCAAGCCGCCTTTGAAGAAGTTCTTTGGTTTGTCAACGCCCATTTTGCAAACACCGGGCAAGGCAACTTTGACGGTGAAGAAGTCAATATTATTTTCAACCGGGATATTCTTATCAACGAAAGTGAAGCGATTGATAATTGCCAAAAATCCGTTGGTATTCTTTCCGATGAAACCATTATTGGACAGCACCCGTGGGTTGATGATCCGCAGCTTGAACTTGAACGCTTGAAGAAGCAGAAAGAGGAAGCACAAAAGGAATTTGAACAACAGGGGTACAACCCATTCCAGCAGAAGCCGGGGAATGAACCCCCGGACGATGAAGGCGGTGGGCTGAATGAAGAATAGTGAATATTGGAAGATGCGTTTCGGACAGCTTGAAGAAGCCCAAAATCAAACCGGGCTTTCTTCTTATCAGCAGATGGAACGACAATACCGGGAAGCCCAAAAACAGATTGAAGGGCAGATTTCCGCATGGTATCAGCGATTTGCAACCAACAACGGGGTATCAATGGCAGAAGCCCGGAAGATGCTGACGGGTTCAGATCTTCAAGAATTCAAGTGGGATGTGAACCAATACATTCAGTACGGGCAAGAAAACGCCCTTATGGGGAATTGGACGAAAGAACTTGAAAACGCTTCTGCAAGATTCCACATTTCCCGGCTGGAAGCCTTGAAAATACAGACACAGAACAGCCTTGAAACCATGTTCCATAAACAATTAGGGCTTGTTTCTTCCACTATGGGCGATGTGTACCAAAGCGGCTATTATCACACAGCCTATGAACTTCAAAGCGGGTTCGGAATTGGCTGGGATATTGCAGGGCTGGATCAATCACAGGTTGAAAAAATACTTGCGAAACCGTGGGCGGTTGATGGGAAGAATTTTTCCGAAAGGATTTGGAGCAATAAGGAAAAGCTGATAAATGAAGTTCACAACGAACTTTCCCG